GAACCATATCAATTTCTGATTGAGTGTCGTCTGTTTTATTTTTTGCAATATCAGAAGAACCATATGTTGATCCAAGAAGAGGAACAGCAAGATCTTCTTGAACTGATTCATTGCGCTGTTTTGCATAATAAGCTGCAAGCGCCATTTCCTTACGCTTTTCTTTTGACTTACCAGCAAACTTAGGATTCTTTGAATGAACGAAATCATGAATGGTTTCACCAGCAGTTGTTGACTTAGTTAGCACTTCGTCAAGAGCTTCTTCATGAATATGGATAACATGTCCGCCATCAACGGATTTAGTATTATGAGTTAAACCGTCTTTCTTGAAAGAAGATTTTTTGTATGCTGATTCAGGACGATTATAACCAAGTCCATGGATATCATGATGCTGGTCGACAACTCGAGTTGAAGACACGTGTTCATTACCTTTTGTATGAACAGAAGCAGAACCATCTGGATGAAATTTAACTCGAGCTAATCCTTTCATACCTTTAACTGTTTTTTTAGCAGCTTGGTGAGCTTTACTATTTTTATCATATGCTTCGTCGATAACTTCTTCCTTCATAGCTTTTTCTTGTTTTTCCTGTTCCATGCCCTTAGCACGGAACTTGTTAGCTTGCGCTGCACGCTTTTTAAAAATAGGACCAGAACGACCCTGAACATCTGTCATGGCAACCTTAGCTGCTTTATGAGCTGCACGATGTAGAAGGTCAGTTGAAAGCTCATCAAGAGTTTCTTCTTTTACAGCAGTAAATGCAGCTTTCTCAGCTTCTTTTTGAGTATATCCTAGGCGAGCATTGATTGCCTTATCAAGAGCATAATCAACTTTTCCAGTGAACATACCTTCATTATCATGAGGATATTCATGCTTCTGGTGAACATGCATAGCAACAAACTTCTGTTCATCACCAGCCTTTGGCTCGTAATCAACGCCTGGATCTTTTCCAAGATTACCAGGAACAGTTTTAACTGATCTTGTTCCTAAAATATCTTTAAGCTGCTTTGCCATTATTTCTTATTCCTCTGATTCTGAATCCTGTTCAGTATTTATATCTTCTGCAGGATTAAACATTGATTGAGCCACTTCAATTTTTTTATTGTCAACAGCTACAGCAATTCTATCTGTTAGAATAGAATTAAATGCTGCTTCAAAATCTATCGGCTTCTGTTCATAAGAAAATTTTACTAAATCCTGAATAGAATGCGTTGTTTCATTATCCATTTTTTATCTCCACTTATTTATTTTTTGCTAGAATTTGAGCAACTGACTTGTAATCTGCTATATCTTTTAATGTTTTATTCTTTTTATTTTTTAGAAGATTGTACTTTGCTTTGGCTTGCTGCATTTTTTTATTTTGTTCATCAGTTGCAGGAGTAGCATCAGTATCTTCATCATTGGCTAAAGGATTCTGTTCAGTATCGCCTTTTTCTTCACCTTCACCAAAAGGTGCATTAGGATCTTGATCATTCATCATCATTTGTTGATCCATTGGATTCATCCAACGTTTATCACCAGAATCAGTTTCTTCTTTAATTTCTTTATCTTGCTCTTCAATATCTTCATCATTCTGCTGAAGGATATTTTTACGCGCCCACTCGTGCGAGTAATACTTACCAATCATATCCTGCATGTTGCGCATGAGGTTAATACGATTATCAAGAATCTCACCTTCCTTCAACTCATTGAAGTAATTGTCCTTAGTATAATCATATTTAAGATCAGCAGCGATATTGTTAAAATCTTCAATAGTCATAATTTGCTTAAGAACTAGCTGCTTCTCAAGCATTTTAGTAAAGAGCATCGAGAACTTAGCACGTAATCTTGAAACAAAACGAGCGAACTTCAATTCATCACGAGTAACTTCTGTAGCACGTCCAAGCGAGAACAATGCGTCAGAGTTAAGGCGATTGATAGGAACATTCAATGTGCCATAGAATTTCTTCTGGAAGTAAAGAACGTCGTCCATCTGACCAAGTGTCTGACCACCAGGAAGTGTAGTTACTTCTGTACCACGACCACCTTCACGACGAGGCAACCAATAGTCTTCGAGCATCGACATAAACTTACGATCATCTCTTACGTTGCCAGATTCAGCGTCATAGATCAAACGGTTTTTATGCTTAACCATGATATCACGAACATACTGCTCGGCTTTCATTTTAGGAAGATTACCAACGTCAATATACCAGATACGACGTTCAGGAGCACGAGCAAGGCGGTAGATAACAAGTGCATCTTCAAGAGTGCGTAGCTGATTTAGAGCCTTAATAGCTTTGTGAAGATATGAAAGCACCATAGTGCCATTAGTATCAGTTAATCCTGATGTAACATGAAGGATAGAGTCCTTAGCAATACGTAATCCGTTAGTTGAAGGACCAACAGTTTTATTGCCGTAATTAAAACCCTTATCATTAAAAATATAATATTCATTTTGTGTCTTAGTGATAACAGCTTCACCACCTTCACCACCCTTAACTCTTTGTTTTACAATTTCACGGACCTTGCGGATCTTACGTGGATCAATAAAACGAATTTCTTTAATACCAGCTTTTGTATCTTTATCATCAATGATAACATGATAATACAAACGACCATCCACATACCAACGACGATAAATTTCGTAGGCATAGCGGCGGAAATCAAGAATGTTTACAATGTTATTAAATTCTTCTAGAATAGCTTTTTTAAGCTTATCAGAAACTTCAAGATTATCTAAATCTAACTTAACAATATCTTTTTCATCGATCGCCATTGTTTCATTAACAATTTCGTCGATAGCTGCATCACATTCAGGCTGTAGAGCCATTTCTCTATATTTTGTAACTAGCTCGGCTTCAGTTCTTACCGTACCATCAAGATCAACATATGTACCATAACTACCGCCAGCAGCTAAGACTAATGCACCATCTTCGGTCTCTTTTGGAGCGAATGAGGGCGCTAAATCTTGTGCTACTTTGCGTTTAAATTCGAAACCGAATAATTCTGCCATTTTCTTTCTTTCAAATGAGAGAGGGGTTTTCACCCCTCTCTATTACATCACTATTATATATTAAGTTGAAACAGGAGTTACTGCATCACCAAGGTATGCATTAAACTGTTCTGTTCCATCAGTTGGGAGCCAGTAATCATATGAGAAAGTAACACCAAATGTTTCGATCTGGTTAGTTGTTTCCCAGTTAAGATCAATTGCATCAACTGTTGAAGGATAAGCGCCGATGATGTCGTAACCACGAATCACCTTACCGTCCTTAGAATACTGGATAACATTCATTGTTGCCTTATAGTCATTTTCTGACTGATAAGCCTTACGCACGTTAGCCTGAAGCTTGTTTAGCTCATTCGACCACTTTTCGAACATTGAACGAACAAGGAAATCCTCATCGTTCATTACTGTTACTGTCCAGTCAGCGAATGTGCGATCACCAGCGAACTTAATAGTACGACCGAAGTATGGAACTTCAACCGTACCAAGCTGAGCAGCTGGTAGCTGCGCTCCACGACATGTGAAGCGAAACTTTGAATCGGAGCCAGTATCTGCAGCTACGAATGTTGGGATAGTTAGATACACTTCGAAGAGTGCAGGGCGAACACCACCAAGTGTTAGACCTCTTGACTTGAAAGTGCTGATATTAAAACCTGAAGCCATTATTGCTTACTCCTTTTATCTATTTATTAGAACTTACCAACGACTTCAGAGAACTGTACGCCAGTAGCAACAGCAACGAAGTTAAGTTGGATAAAGTTGATAGAACGAGCTGGCTTGATGTAAATATCGCCAACGAACTGATTACTGTCAATAACCTGTGGTGTATTGTTTGTTCCATCGCAAACAACGAGGAAGTCAGTGATACCACGACGACCCTGAACGTCACGAAGATATGGAGTGATCAAGTTCTTGAACTGTGCACGAGTAAACTCATCGTTGAATTCGAATAGAGTAAACTTAGAAGCAGTTGAAATTGCTTTCTCAAGAACAATGAACAAACGACGAACATTGATACGATCGAATGCAGATGGCTTAGACTGAAGAGTCTTATCACCATAAAGAACTGTGCCTTCACCTGGGAACGATACAACTGGGTTGATACCATTCTTATAAAGAATATCTCTTGCTGACTTACGTGGATTGTAACGCATCTTAACTACGTTCTTGATCTGACCACGATTTAGACCAGCTGGTGACCACCATGGATCACGAGTTGCATCAGTACGTGCACAAAGACCAGCAATATCACCGTTTGTTGGAACGTAACGATAGATGTCGTTATAACGATCGTACATGTACTTATAGCCAGAGTCCATCACAGCATATGAAGAATCATGAATAACATTTCTCCAAGCAGTGATTGCAAGAGCTTCATTACCAGCATTACCAGTTACAACACCATCGTCTGGAGTAATAAAGGCGACACAGTCAAGTCTAGTGGCGCAGATATTGTCGATGATATAGTTAGCAAGCTGGAAGTTATTTACAGTGTAAGAACCAGAAGCAGTTGAACCACCAATTGGCTTGCCCTGAAGAACGAGAGAAATATCTACATCTTCTGGTGAAGCGAATAGGTTGTAAGCATTTGCAAGAATCTGCAACGAGCTGGTATTTGCTTCAGTGATACCGTCAGAACCGTAGTTAAGCGATAGAGTAAGAGCAGCGCCATTTGTTGAAGAAGCAATAAGAGCAGCATTTGCAGAAGCAGCACCAGTACGATCATTAATGTCCCAAATATAATTTGAAGTCTGGTTAATGATAGTACGGTAATAGTTTGTTTGACCGCCAATTGTCTTAGCATCTGTTGCACGAGAAACATTAGTGAATGTTTCAAGAATAGCGCCTGGAGTACCAGTAAACATGCCGTTTTCGTCAGCAACAACAACGTGCATAGTATCAACAGCAGCACTATTACCAAACTGCGAAACATATGTCGAAGTTGTTGGAGCCTGGTCAACTACGTTATAAAATTCCCAGTGACGTGTTACAGTGTTCGAAGCAGTTGAGTTAGCAATGAACTGAGTTGCGCCTCTGTAAGTATCATCGAAAGTAAGAGTGAATGATGCTACGTTAGAAACTGCAGTAAGTGCACCAATTGTGTTAAGTCTGTCGAATTGAATACCAATTGAGCTGTTACCAAGACCAATAGTATCACCAACAGTTAAGTTAGCAGCAAGAGCAGATGCATAAGCATTTGTTGCAATACCGTTTGCAGAAACAGAAGAAACAACAACTGTTACAGAATTGCTACCGATATTTGCAGTGAACGATGCAGTAACATCAGCATTAGCAACCATGTTAAGAGTTGAACTGTATGCATTTGGACTATCACAAACAGAAACCTTAAGTGAGTTACCAAGAGCACCTGGATAACGAGCAGCAAAAATAACTGAAGAATCGAAAGTACCAGCCTTATTTGAATAATCAGTGGTATTAAGAATTGCAACAGTAGAAGAATTGGCTAGTTGTGATCCAGCAATAGTACCATAAGCATTGTATGCAGAAATCTGACCGTTAGCATATGTTGAATTGGCAAAAGTGTTAGCAGCGCGAGCAACGATAAGGCTGTTTGTATAGCCTAGGAAGTTAGCTGCAGTGAACCATGTCTCGGCATTATTAGCATTTGGCTTACCAAATATATTAACGAGACTTGTTTCTGAATCGACAAGAGTTCTTTCATTAACTGGACCCCAGTTGAAGATACCCGCGATGGCTCCAGTGCTAGTGGCAACTGCAGGTACAATCGTAGTAAGATCTACCTCAGTTACATTTACGCCTGGACTTAATTGAAATGGCATTGTTATTCTCCTTCCATGGAAAAGGTATTTTGATTAATCTATGATTATTTATAAATTTTCATTTTCTACATCATAACTAGACATCCAACCTGTGCCACGGGGCAATTCTAATGCCTCGTGTGGGTCGTCAATGCCATTGTCAACAAATCCAAAAGGAGATAAGTCAATCATAATCTCATCATCAGTTTTATCTCGGAGTTTCATAAGTGTATTTATGTTGGTATAATCCTTGAAATATTGCTGTTCTGAAAGCCAACCGAACAATACTAGACCCATTACAAGATCGTCGTGTGCTCCATCTTCAGCTTCATAGCTTTTGCCCTTACGAGAAAATCTAGCTAGTTCTTCAATAGTATGAAAATCATTAACAATTAACTGGTTTTGTTCAATCAAAAGTTTAAGCATTGAACAACCATTTGCCTTGACAGAAATAGTAGTTCTTACACCCATATCTACTTTAGAACCAAATCCAGTGCTTACTTTCTTACCACCACGACCTGCATTTTCAGTTGAAAGAACATTTTCATATTCAAAATCATAATGAAGAGAAGCACCAACTTGTTCTCCAAGATCATTAATTTCAACTAGAACAGGAGCGTTATTATAAGCTTTGGCGACTCGATGAATTACCTCTGCATAATCGAGAGGTGTGATCATATTATTTCGATATACAGCTGCTTGATTATATGGCATTTTTGTAACATCAATAACATGGAATGCAGAATAATCTAATCCTTTACCACGAGACACATCACAAATAATAACATAAAGATTATTTTGGATTGGTTGAGAGTATGCAGTCAAACCTTCACGTGCATTTAATGGAGTCTGGTGAACAAGTTCTTTTAATTTCCAACCAGCGATAAGAGTGCCAGAGCTACCAAGGAATTCAACGCAATATTCTTGCTCAAATTTTTCCATGTCGAAGTTCATAGCAGCAAGAGTATCTTTTTGCCACTTTTCATCTCGACCTGGAACGTCTTGCCACATTACCTTAGTGAATGAATATCCATTTCTACCTTCATTGGCATTAACC